GTTGTAATTAATTATGTATAGTTTATTGACTATTTTTGTATTATGAGTATTAAAAGCACTATGAAAACAATTGGGAAAGAGTGGACAAAAAAACAGGAGGGTGGGATGTTTACAGCTGACCACTTATCACCATCACAACTAAATAAAAATATAGATCAATGGTTTAACGATTACTGCGTTTTAACTGCTGAGCAAAGAAAAGCATTAATGAGCAATCTTAAAATGGATTTTGGCGGTTATGTTGGTCAAGCATTACAAGACATAATAGTTTACGATTTAACCATAGACGAAGTTATGAAAGGAAAAAAATGACCGATAAAATAATGCAAGAACTTGCAAAGCTACAAACAGAGAACAGAAAACATAAAGAACAAATTAAAGGTTATGTTCAAAAGTTGTTAAATAGAGATGAGGAGATTGTTAAACTAAAAAAACAAATTAGCGACAACGAACTTAAAGAAAAAATGGTTGCTAAAAATAAAAGCTATTTAGAATTAAAAGCTATTAAGGATGTAGAACAAATAAAGGAAAATCGTAAATTACAGGAAGGAAAACATGAAACTAAGACCACAAGTACAAGAAGAAAAAAATAAAGGTTCTTTTAAAACCAGAAGACTTGAGTGCATAGAAAACCTAGCCTCAGAAGTTAGAGGTATGAATTATAAAGGAAAAGAATATTTAACAGTAGCTGTAAGACATAATCACTTACTAAAATATTTTCCAGAGTCTAGAATTGAAGAAGAAATAGTTTTTCAAGATGACAAGAAAGTAATTTGTAAAACAGTATTATATATTGGTGAAACTCCATACTCTACAGGTCATGCAGAAGAAAAAAGAGATAGTTCATTTATTAATAAAACAAGCGCACTTGAGAATGCTGCAACAAGTAGTTTAGGAAGATGCTTGGCGACATTTGGGTTACATGGTACTGAATTTGCTAGTGCAGAAGAATTAGTAAACGCTTTGAATAACCAAAGTACAAACACTCAAAGCACAACTAAAAAAGTTTCAATTGAGGATGAAATTAAAAAGCAAACAACCGAAACCAAGTTGACAGCTTTATATTCTAATTGGAAAAAGAATAACAATTCAGACGATAAAATTGAAAAGTTATTTGAACAACAACAACAAAGCATTAAAACCAATGGAGGACAAAATGCAAAACAATGGTAGTGGTAAGCAGAAGGATTTCGTTTTATTTCCTTATGATGCCAACAATGAAAAAGCCATCAAAATTGATTTCTCAGGAAATGTAACTTTGGATAATGGTAATAAAGGAACGATACTTGGAACTAAAGCATCATCTAAGGATGGTAAATCTAAATTTGTTAGAGTCTTTGCTCAAGTAGGAGTTCTATTTAAAGGTGATGACAAGTTTACTGGTGAAATGAATTATCCAGATGCCGGTGGTCAAAAAGGTTTAATTGGTTGGTTAAACGATGAAGGTACTATCTTGTCAGGCTACAAGAATGAGTACAAACCAAAACAAGCTAAAACACAAAGTAAAGAAATACCCTTTTAATTAGTGAAGGTTATTTATTTAGTTTTAGTCATCTTTACAAGTAATGGGAATTTAAAGTATGAAAACATACCTTATCTTAGCTCCCAAAATCCTGTTACTTGTGAGGAGATTTTTAACAAAACTATTAAATATGTTAATAATCCTAATTACAAAGAAGGTAATGGTGAGGTTTGGGTGTTAGTAAAATATAAAGATCAAAATGTAATTGCACATTGGTGTAAAGATACTGAAGGAAACTATGTCAGATAATGTTAAGTTTATAAGTGAGATAGAAAGATTATTAAAAGAAAAACAAGATGATTATGGAGAGTTTGACCATACATCTTATATTATGTCAGGTATTTTAGAAAAATATTTATCAGTACATAACAATTGTGAAGTCAAAGTACCTTTAAAATTGTTTGGTATTTTTATGATTTTTTTAAAACTTTGGAGAGTTATGCAATCAGAAAACTATAAAAAAGATAGCTTTGACGACATAAATGGCTATGCAGAACTGTTAAGGAGGTTAGTTTTAAATGAACAAGATAGAAAGAGGTAAAAGACCGATGACTCCTAAAATGATGAAGCTATTGCAATTCATTAAAAATTATAATAAAAAATACAAATATAGTCCAACTTTTTCAGAAATGGCGAAAGAGATGGGTTATAAAAGCAAAAACTCAGTTAGTGCTTTGGTGTTAAAACTAGAGCAAAGAGATGAATTAAAAAGAGATTACGCAGGATATAGCAGAAACATAATATTAAATGGTTAAAGTAATCAAAAAATCAAACTTAGAACTAACTGTAGATTTTGAAGAAATTTTTGATGGTGCTACTGTGGAAGAAGCTACAGAGAAAGCACATAATCAAAAAATGCCTAGTGAGTTTGCCAAAGCAAATATCACCGATAACAAACTTATTAGTGCAAATATTAAAATTATTGGTGAGGAGAATAATGAGCTTAAGAAATAGCAACATTAGATTGTACACTAAGCTAGATAATGCACACAAAAAGATTATGGGTGCAAAAGATAAAGGAAGACAATGTGTACATACTCTGCAAGAGTTTAAGGAATATAATCAATTGTTCCGAAGAATCGTTGAAGCAGAGAATAAAGATGCTAGATTTTTATATACTTAATTGAGTATATAGGAAAAGTTGCATAAATACTTAGGGGATTCTATACTCTAAATTAAAGGAAGGAAACAAAATGAAACTATCAAATAAAGCTAAGAAAAACTTTGAGGAAGATAATCAATTCTATATTGATTTAGGTAAAAGATTAAGACAAGCAAGAAGAACTAAAGTTAATGAGTTTACTGGTAAAGAAACAATTGTTCCATTAACCAAAGTTGCTAAAGCACTTAAAAATACATATCAACAAATAGGAAAATATGAAAAAGGAGAGAACAGAATTCCTTTGGTCAACCTTGTAAAGATAAGTAAATTTTTAAAAAAACCATTAAGTTATTTTTTAGATGACTATAAAGAATTAGATGTAGTGTCAGAAGAATTTAATATTGCTTTTGAAAATGAAAAAAACAAAATCTTTGAGGCTAAACAAAAAGAGGAAAGTCAATAATGTTTGTTCCGGTAGAGGAGAAACTTAAAAAATTTGTTCCAGAATTAAAAGACGAAGATGAGTTTAATCATTACAAAAGTATCATAAGAGATATGATTGCTAATGGTCATGCAGCTCACCAATCTATTCCTGGTTATGAAACTTGTAAACCTGAGATAGAGGCTTTTAGATGGTTTGATGGAATAAATATTCCTGTTCATGGTTACTGCGATCTTAAAGGAGATAAACTTATTATTGAGGATAAGTGTAAATTTCCTAGAAAAGGTATTGTCAAAAAAGATGGTACTAGGTCTTGGCTAACCAAGAAGCTACCGGAAACAAGTCCAGAGCCTTTTCATTTATTGCAAATAGATTTTTATTATTCAGTATTCAAAGTGCCAGTTTATCTTTGTTATATTAATGAGAAATCTTACAAAGTATTTCATGCAGGTAATTGTGAGGAACTTAAACCAGAGAATATAGAAAAAAGAATACCTAAGATAATTCAAAGATGTAAGATAAGACAGAACCTAGTAAGTCTTAGCAACGATCCTAAAGTAGTAAAAGATTATATTCAACCACAATTCGATCATTACTTTTGGAAAAGCGAAGATGGAAATTATCTTAAAGATGCTATGAATTTTTGGGAAAGTTAATTACCAATCAAAATTAGTTTTAGGCTTATGGTCATTCTCTCTGACGCAATCATAATGAGCATTTTGATATTGATACTTACCTCTTATTATTTTTCCAATTGGAATGAATGAATCTTCTGAGGTCATTTCTGATTTACAATATTTACAATTGCCAACAAAAACTATCTTTTCTTTACGAACCCAACTTTTTTTAGACACAGTTCTTCCTTTACCCCTCCATCATACCCAGTTGACTAGCAACTACACCTAAAAACAATTATTTTTTCTTAGCAGTTTTTTTAGCTCTTTTTAAAGCCTTATCAGATACAGTACCTTTACCTGGTTTACTTTTACCAGATTTCTTTTTTTTATTCATATAATAGTAAAGTCCCTTTTTAACAACTCTACCATCTTTAGTTCTATGATAACCTTTTTTAACTTTTTTCATTATTTTTTCTTTTTCTTTTTCTTCATCTTAGCTTTCTTAGCTGCTGCCTTACCTTTTTTAGTGTAAGGATATTTTTTTCCATTTACCATTGGCATAATTTATCTCCTATTGTTACCATTTTTTGCAAGACCAATATCTTGCAGAAAATACATCTTTAGCAGTTTCACATTTATGTCTTGCTCTAAAACTTTTTCTTCTTGCAGGGATATTTTTTTTAATAGTCATATTTGCATCCCCAAATCTAATTATCTTTTCTTTGCCACCTTTACAAGCCTTGACTACAAACTTTTTGCCACCCTGAACTTGTCGTTTAGGTGAGTTGCATTTCATTTTAGACTTATCTATTGCCATGTCTTATAGCCTTCTTTATCTTTTGTTAGTGCTTGTCCTCTAGGATGTGGCGACCAAGATACATGAATCCATCCACTATTAATATCTGATTCATCATAATATTCTAAGATGATTTGGTCAAAAGGTAAGTTTTCAATGATATGTCTAAATACTTTTTTATTATCTATACCAGGTATTTCAAAATCTGTTGCTGCACACTCATTAGCACAATGTTGTGAGGTAGGTTTAGAACCTATTAATTGACATAATTCAGGTGATCTAAAGCCAGAGGTAATCTTAATTGGCAGCTGAAAATCCTCTCTAAGAGGTTGTAGGATAGTCTTGCAAAGTTGTCTAAGGTTCTCTATTTGCTCTGCATTAGGCTCATTATCTATGTTATTTTTTAAAGCTGTTTGAGATTGTGTCATCTCTTTTAAGCTAAAGTTCTCAGTTAATTTCATTTTCATTTACTCCATTAAAATATTTATAATGATATTTGACTGCTCTGCAATCATGTTTTTTACGCATAGACTTTTGTTTATCTTTAAATTCTATAGCTTTTTTTTCAGACTCAAATATAACATTTGTAAACATACTATATTTATCATCTTCTCTTTTCCAAATTATACACCACATTAAGTTTTCTGTATTTCTTTACATAAAAATTTAATGTAAAATTTTTCTTCATTAACTCTTTGTTTGCCAAGAGATATTAATGTTTCACCGCTAATTTTGTACCCATCATAAGCACAATCATAATGAGATTGATAAAGTTGTTCTATACTTACCGGTTGCATACAGAAATTATTAAGTGATGAACACAAAGTAAGTATTAACACAAATTTCATTATGGGTGTTCTAACATCATTTTATTTGTTTCTTTTAATTCTTTAATAGTTTTGTTTGCTTCTTCTAAGTCCTGACTAAGATGTTCTAATTTCTGCAAACATCTTTTGTTAGCACTATCTTTAGATTTACCAGCATCTTGCAACTCAGCAATCTCTTGTTTGAGTATTCGGATCTGTTCTTTATATTCGTTTAACAGTTCTAAATTGTCAGACATTATTTCTTTTTAAATAAATCCATACCTGGCTTCAAGCCATAAATTGATCCAAAGATTCCTAGCACTAGCCATTTATAGAACTCTGGAAAGTTATTAAAATATTCAAAAAATAAATCTAATTTTTCTTTTGCTTGTGGATCTCCACTAAATACTGACCAACTTAAAACAACAATTGGCAAAACTACAATTATCAAAACTAGCTCATCTTTCCATCCTTGATTCTGATTATTCATTACAGCTTTTTTATATTCGATCTGACCATCTGCCATACGCTGTGCATGGTTCATTTCTGCAACAGACTCTAATTCTTTTGCTTTTCTTCTATTAGCTGCAATAGACATACCAGTCTTAATCATTCCAGGAACTAATTTAGCTGCTATATTTAACCACATAATTTTCTCCTCTATTTGTTTGATATTATCTTTTTAATAGATTTACTTCCATCTATATTTTCTTCTAGTTCAGCTTGTACTTTACCACATTTATATTCAATATTACTGTTAGCATTTCTTTCAGCTTCTCTTTTACCTTTTAAACAATCACTCATTTTATCTTGTATTCTATGTTCTTGTAACTCTCCAGCCACAAACATACACAAAGCAACCACACTACTAATAATTGTTTCCATTAGCAAACTCTCTTTGTTTGTCTTTTAATTTTTCTACATCAGATAAAAGTTTCTCTATCTGTTTAGTGTGGAATTCTATATTAACTTTGTTAGTCATATTCATTTCTTGAGTAGATTGTAGTTTTTCAACAGTTTTATATAAATCCTCAATCAACATAAACTGCTCCTGATCTATAGGTTTTTGTGTACTAGCCTCAAGTAAATCTTGTTCAAATAATTTATTTCTAGTCTCTAAATTATTCAGTCTTTCAATAACACCAAAAGCAAACCAAGCTCCAACTACAATTGCTGAGATCAAGCCAATTAAATTTCTTAATGGAAGACCTATTTGTGTGTTTTCAGATACTTTCATAATGGCTTCATACAAAGTGCTAAAAACACAAAGCCTAAAATCAACATACCTGTAAAGTAATAGTTCATGCTTATCCTCATAAATTATTTAGCTACTTTGCCTTTGTTAATACCTTTTTTAATTACATAGTCCTGAGTACCATTAGCACCATGTTCTACTTCTTTTTTAAGATTCTTAAATATATTCATCTCTTTTAATTTCTTTTCTGCAAGTTTCTTAAACGATTCTAATACTTTGGTATCTCTCATTTTTTTTTCTTTTTCTTTTTAAGTCTTGGATCGTCAGATATAAACTTATCAAATAGATAACCAAAAAATCTATCTATCATTCCGAACAATCTATAAATAATACTATCAATCATAATCTACCATCATCAACTTTATGCCTAACTTCTTTTGTTGTTTTGTAGGACTTCTGTGAATTTTATATGAGCCTTTAGGCTTATCTTTTAGTTTTTTACCTCTAAATTTTTTATAGTAGGTAATTGTTTTTATATCTATGAGTTGTATTTTACCATTTTTATCAACGATAACAATATCAAAAGGACAAGCAGGATCACAGCTTTTGGCGACATAATAACCTTCTTTTGTCAGCTTTGCGATAGCTTCGTATTCGCCTACAGTTCCTTTGATTGATGTTTTTTTTTGTCTGTCAGAAATTATCTTATTAGAGTCAACACTAGATTTACTAGACTTGTTATGCTTAGTGCTGCTACGAACCATAAAACCCTATATATATTGTTTATCCTTAAATCTATATGATGTAGGTG